CAATAAGACCTCATCATAAATAAATGGATTGATATAGGCCGGAGTCTGGAATGTAAAAGCAGAAAAGATGGTAGTTCCATCGGTGATGTAGAGAGTGTAAAGTGGGTATTGCAGAGTAATTATATTATCAAGCCATCCCCATGCATTTTCGCCCTCAAGCTCAATGACAAAGGTGGATTCACAATTGGAATCACACTCACATGAAGTAGCATCAAGTGGATTTGCTCCAATGATAGCACTGGTAATGTAATTGTCATCTATATCAAAAATTCCAAAATCCCAATAGTATTCAGTACCGCAAGGCACTTCAACTTCGTAGGATGCAAAAACTTGACAATTGCCCTCAATATCAGGTGACTGATAGAAGTACATGCCAGGGATTGAGTTTATCCAAGTATAGAATTGACCAGGTGCAAGTATTGTTGAGCATTCAATCTTGTGAAGTATTGTCCTCTCCAGTGTAATTGGGTCAATAATAAATAGACCTAAATATTCAGTAGGATTATCGCTTACACTTTCAAACCATGCACCACATTGCCCATCATAATATGCTGTTTGCCAAATAGTACACTTAGGCTCACAACTACATGCGTACTCTGGAGTCTCCCAGATGCCATTTAAAAAGCCTCCAGCAGAATCAGAGTTGAAGCATGACATTGTATAGCCTTCACTGCTGCATGGATAGGTCTTAGTCCACTTCCACAGCACCATGTTTGAATCTGATGCTGAAGAGGCTATCATGCCTGGGATATTAAGATTACACCAAGCAACAATCTCCTCAATAGTTTCTGTTTCTGTTACCTGATGAACATAAGGATTGCCACCAGATAGCTGAAAGGTTATGTACGGATTAGGCCCGGCTGCTATGGTATGGATGTAGATTAAAAAGTTGGTATAATCCTCTCCTTGAAAGTCTGTTAATAACTTAGTGAAGGTAATCTGGCAATCAGTGGTTGGCCCTTCTGGAGTGATTACATTGTATAGGCCCATCCGATAGCATCCATTGAGTGCCGGAATAGTTACCTGTCCTGTGTATTGATAGGGAGTGTAAAGAGGCTCAATGCAATCAGTAGTAATCAGGTTAGACTCTCCAATCTTCTGGATAAATGAGCCTGACTCCGTGAATAGGCCAATGTTGGCTTGCTCAATCCCGGTTAGGTTAGCATCTACTATATTGAACTGAAACTGGTCTCCTGGCTTTGCAGGCATTGGGTAGAATTCATTGGATATATAGCATCCTGATGTAAACTCTACAAACTCCAGATCATAGGTGTCCGAATTATAAAGCCACCTTCCTGCCTGGTTAGGCTCATAAGGAAGAGCCGTAGATTCGCTGTAAGTGGCTAAGAAGTCAAAGGATGAACTCATGTATGCATCACTTACAAACCTCTGCCAGAGCCATGCACCGCCTACTCTCCTACCAACTAAAATTAACTTCCTTCTGGTAGCATCAACAAAGTCAAACTGGACTCGCTCATAGGTGGTGAATACCGGGTGATTGATGTAGGCTACCCATCCATCTGGCAATGTAAAGCTATCATAGGTCGCAATGATTGAGTTAGTGTAGTCACTATCCACAAACGATGCCTGTATGATGCGCTCCATGATGCTGATGATGTAACTATCATCTCCACTCAATTGAGGCAGTTCAAATGTCCTTTGGTTTTCCAGTGGCAAGGTCGCAGCAGGGAATCGGCTAATTACTTGGTCATCCAGTTTCCAGTTCTTACCTCTGGCTAATCCTGAAGTAGCGACATTGGTTAGTGGGTCAAACCTATAAGTGATTGGGAATATGGCACTCCCATTCAATTTAACGCAATAAAGTGCCTCCTTAACCTTATCCTCCTCTGCTATTGCCGGAGCATCAAAAGAGCCTATGTAAGCACCTGGAATGAATGTGCCTGCTGTTGCAGAACTAACAATCTTAGCAGGATTGCTTGCTACTCCGGTAATTTGGAATTCCTGAGTGCTATCAATGTTAAATAGGTCTTGATCCTTAATGGTAATGGTAAAGTTGTAATTAGGTAGAGCAGAAACTAAATCTAAACTCACCGAAAAGTTACCATAGTATGGATAGGCATTGAATGCCTCCACCATTAGCTTAATCTCATTTACCAATTGCGACAAGTGAGTTACCCCTGCCGTAAATAGGGTAGGTAATGCCGTAGTAATGTCCTGACTTAACTCATTGAGAAGGTCAGAGACAATCTGATTATCTGGATAAAACCCGGCATTCCATGCCTGTTTGAATCGGTAAAATGGATTAGGATTAGACATTGAAATAGAATGGTTCTAAAACCTCTGCTACATTCTCCCAGAGATTTTGTTTTGCGAACTCAACAGGAAGTACCTGGCACAATTCTGAATAACTTAATGGAGTAAAGTCAAAACTCACTTCTTTGTTAAGCAATTCCTTATGTGCCTTTTTGAATGCCCTTTCACCTTCTGCCGTGAATTCATAATTACCCTGGGCATCTCTGGTGATTTTATTATTATCCTTGTGGCAATGCTCAATTCTTAAATCATCAATCTCATCATTCAATTGCTCATAAACGGATTGCAATTTTTTGACAAGTTTACCTAATTGAATAACAGGAGCATAATCAGTTATGTCAGGAATTGACTTGATGCCATCATGGAAGTTTTTTAAAAAAATCGCCTTTTTATACTGAATCATAAATTAATTGAATTTGCCTTGCTGATCTGCTTCCTCAATCTTAGCCACAACTAAATCTTTAATAATTACAGTTTGATCAAGTAGACTCATATAGTAATCAAACTCTGCTCCTTCTGCAATTAAACTAACAGATTTTGAAGGGATAATTGTAATAGGAGCATCTGTTATTTGATCAAAGTAATCTACTTGAACCAATAAATTGATGCACTCTCCAGTAAATGGCACTGCATTAATTTGTAAGGATGCCATTGTTGCTGTCCTTTTGAAGCCATACACAGGCTCGTTGCTGATGGGGACGATTATGTTATAATTACTCATGTTATTATGATATTAGACCTAAATTTCTTAACGCAGAATAAGCTCTATTAAGCATTGTTTGTTCATTACTTCCATATGTTGCAGCAGCAGTAAGTGCGCCTCCTGTTTGTTGCGCTACTGGAGTGGCATTAAAAAATCCAAGCAATTGGTTTGTTGCTGTTCCTATTTTAGTTCCAGTTGTTGTAGACAAATTAATATTTGCTCCGCCAGCAAGTGTTATCCCCGAAGTACTTAATCGAACAGATAAAGCAGCATTACCTCCAAACCAAAAATCTACATTTGTTGGGCTTGAAATCCACATTCCAACAGTTGTTGCGATAGTAGCAGTATTATAAGCTCCAAATCCACAATCATATACTATATTTGAGCTTTGAGTCAATGTAGGAGATAAAACAATCCTTGTTGTATTTGAGCGAGAAACCAAACTTGGACCAGTAATATTTGTTGGTGCATTACCCCATGCTTGATACCCAAATGAAATACCTAATGTTGCATTTATTGCATTAAAAGCCAATGGTAAAGAAAGTCCATTGGCATTAAATGAACCTACAGCAGATGTTGTATTTCCTGGATAAAAATCAATTTGATTTTGTGCGCTTATCCAAAGGCTTTCTGTCGCACCAACATTACCAGATGTACCCAAAGCACACTCCGTATTTCCAGTTGTTACAAGAGGTGATAATACTATCTTAGTTCCTGCGCTTCTTGCCCCAACAGTTGGTGTATTAAAAAATCCACCACCACAATTTATCCATCTTATAGTTGTTCCTGCAATAGACAATTGTGCAGCAGAGAAACTTCCGGCAGTACTTAAAGTCTTATAACCTGCCCATGTCTGATTTCCTGTGCTTACCATACCTGGATTAGTTGTATCAGCAGGGCCAAAGGTTATTACTGATCCTGTTATGCTTGCTCCATTGGTTTGAGATGTTGCACTAAATGCACCAACTGTACTTACACCAGTAGTAGTTCCTGATGTCCATTGAAGAACTCCACCTGATCCAGTAGATTGTAAATACTGTGCGCCTGTTGGAGCAGCAGTAGGCAATGTAATTGAATAAGATGCAGATGTTGAACCAGATTGCAAGGTCAGTTGATTAACATTTGCAGAATTATTAAATACTATTGTTCCAGAAGTTCCACTTGGCCCTGGCACTCCAAGGGTAATTGAAGAGGTTGATGCAAGTGAACTAAAAGAAGCAGGATTAGCAAGCAATGCAACTGTTCCAGATAAGTCTGGGAATGTATAGGTCTTATCTGATGTAGTAGCAGCAAATCTAAAATAACTCTCAAAGGCATCTGTTTCAAACCTAAAACCAAGGTCTTTATTGGTTTGATTCCAGAAGACAGTTAAGTAATCAGTTGCTCCTGTTGGAGTACTATTAGATTTGTGAAAGCTAAAATGCCCATTACCTAAAGACTGTCCAAATCTGGGAGTGTTAAAGGTTAAGTTCGTGCCATCCCATGTGGCATTAGGTACTCCACCGAATACACCAGAGTTATTGAATTGAAGTTCTGTGTTAGAACCACCAGGAGTGCCTCCTCCTCCAGTACCATTGCTTGCCAAAGTAATTCTACCTTGAGCATCAACGGTAATGTTAGCATTGGTATAAGCACCCGGTGTGACAGCAGTATTAGCTAAATCAACTGTTACTGCTCCACTTGTTCCTCCACCACTCAATCCAGTTCCGGCAGTTACTCCAGTAATAGTTCCCACAGAAACATTGCCAGAACCAAGTAATGAATTAGAATTTACAGTCTTTATGTTAGTGCCACTAACTAAGGCATCCTGTTTTGCGCTAAATGTGATAAAATCAAGACTATCCAAATAGCCATCCTGTGTGGCATCTGCTTTTTGAATGCTTATGTCTGGAGTGCTTCCACCAGAGGAGGCCAAAGGAGTGGTAGCAGTTACTGATGTTACTCCACCAGGAGAACCATTAGAAGCAACAGTTACCTGACCTTGAGCATTGACTGTGATATTAGCATTGGTATAGCTTCCAGATGGATCAGGACTAATGCTTGCAATGCTTATTGTGCCTGTGGTAGTGATTGGGCCTCCGGTCAGACCAGTGCCTGTATCTACTTGAGTAACTGTTCCAAGACCTACTCCAGATGACTTGTAGTAGTTTACTATTCGCCAATTACCTCCACCCTCACTAATTATCATTGCCGTGTCATTGGTAGCAGTGGTAAGGTCTGTTGAGCCTGGAATAATCAGAGAGACTGCATTATAGGTTAATGTGCAAGCACCATCAAAGACAAGGACAAATCTTGCTCCTGCTGGACAAATGCCAAATGAGTTAATGGTAGCAGAGCCAGTGATGTGCAAGAAGTTGCCAGTCGCACTTGCCAGGTTTACGGTAGCAGAGGCCGCTAATGCTCCTCCTTCTGCCTCATACAAGGCATTCTCAAGAGTGCTTTTGTCCTTCTGGGTCACAAAGCTATCAATGGCATCACTTAGCCATGCTCTTAAGTCAGCAGGGGAAATCTCCTGGGTGGTATTATCTGGAAAGTTGGTACTACTTAAAGCACTTAGTGCGCTCCTGTTTACATTAGACATATTTATTCGACTACATAGCCAGTGTCATAACCTTCATCAAATGCTCCACCAGGTTCAGACTGCTGATTGGAGACTAACAATGTGAATTTAGTTGTACCTCCGGAAGCATTCTCTGGTTGATTAGTAGCATTGAGGATAAAGCCTTCAATTGCTAAACTTCCAGAAGTGAGCTTAACTTTCCGGTACTGCTCATCCTGAGACAAAGTTAAGAAATCGCACAGACTTTGTGGATATTCAAATTCTACCTGAATAGGTTTGAATAGGTAGTCTTGATATTCTGGCTTTAAAATAGAGGGAGAAATATTCCAATTCTCAATTATTCCACCATTGAATGGCTCAATACATGACTCTTTTTCTTCAGGATAGTTTATTGTTGATGAATAGGTAACCTGATACTCTCCAGTTTGAAATCTTAAAATAGGATTAACCATTCCAAATGTGTGCATGCCAAGCACCTTCCACCACCTACAAGCAATCCGAGCAGGAGTGTGATAAATGTTGTACAAGCCTTGCATTGGACTACCTGAGTAACTAATATAATTAGATGGCATGCTTACTGTTCCTGGAGCAAATGAATAAGCTCCTGTTTCAGTCTGAATTTGAAAAGGTGTATCAGCAATGTCACTTCCAGAATAAGTTATGCGATTCATCCAAATGATGAATGTATCATAGTCATTGGGCCTATCACTACTGATTGCTCCACTTTCATAAAATTGTAACCTTCTACTGAATTCAATTGCATAGCCTTCAGCAACAATCTCTGATCTTAAATCCAGAAGATTTGATGAATTATTGCTCATTGCTCTATTATCAATGAAATAATCCCTCTCAGTCATTATTGCCCAAGCTCCACCAGTATTTCTATTTTTCCAGTTGTCAGTATAGCCAATTTTAATGTGGTTAATTAACTTATCAGATAAGGCTATCTGATTAAGTTCACCTACATTTTCAAATGTTTGAGAAACAATGTTCTGGTAAAAGTATTCTCTTGATTCTACCCTGATCTTCCATTCGCTTCCAGTCCATTCAAATGCCCATCCCAAGCAAAAGATTTTATCCAGCGAATCAAATGCCTTATCCCATGAAGTGTTAAATATGCTTTGGTTCTGATTTGCTGCTGGAGTGTCTCCGCATCCAGTTTCAGCTTCTTGAATCGTGATGGCATTTCTAATTCTCAAACCATTGGTTAAAGCATTATTCCAATAGCACCCATCTCCAGTTTTGCTAAATGTATCTGATAGCAGTTTGTTATTGCTTCCAGTTAGTTTTTGAATAATTCGTTTAAAGAAGTTTTCAACCCTCAAAACATCACAGAATGAGGCATACTCACCGCTGTTTAGCTCCGATGCAACAATGCATAGATTTTCAACATTAACTTCAAGAGTAGATTCGCATAGGAATGGAAAAGTAGTTGTCGGTACTTCTCTCTGGATAGTCCCCCCAGTTCCCCAGTAGCATAAGAATGCGACTACATAACCAGGTGGGACATAAATATCGAGTGAAAAATTAAAACTATAAGGCTGTAATGGAGTACCATTGCCGTAGGCTGGAGAAGTGTAAACAGTGTAAAAGGTATTAATTCCTCCAGAACCTTCATGCACTCTAAATACTGCCTCCCAGTTAGCAGTGCCTCCACAGTTTCTGTCAAATGGCCTCCATTGTCCATTTACATTGCCAGCAAATTTGATTGTTCTGGCATAGGCAGTATTGTTTTTAAAAATGACATTGCTATCTCCATAAGTAATGCCTTGTGTGTCAGATGTTGAGCCAACTGGATTGGCAAAGTCACTACTGCTCCAATAAACTGGAAAGGTCTGAATATAGTCTGGGTAAAGCCAATCATATGGAGGCAGAATATCAGAAGAATTATATTCTGGCAAAAGAGAGACTTCTGCTAAGTTTCTTCCTGACCCAACTATGTATAAATCACTCCGATGAAGTCTTATGTTTTCCCAATCAGCATCTGGAATAGTATTGCCATCTAAATCTTTATTTTCTAAAATATTAATCTGAACATCCCCTCTTGATTTAAACTTCTCCCTGAACTGATCATCAATAATTCCTACTGTGATCTCCCAGGTGTCAGTGTCGCACACATTATGCTCCTGATAAATGGCTAAATTCAGGAATCCATCAAATTGATATGGAGCATTATTATATCCAACATCTGAAGTGATTGTTATAGCGATGGGTTGGTTGATGAAATACTGGTCATAAATTGACTTAATATACTTTGCGCCTTCAGCATAGAACTTTACTTCGGTGCTGAATGGTTGGTCAATTCCATGACTTTCCATCCGAACAGCAGTAAACTCAATAGCATCCCAGCCAATAGGCTCTTCAACCTCATTGCCATCTAAATAGAATCTCCAGTTTGACATAATTAATTATTAATGCCGAAGCGATTGTTTAGGATTTTAGTTGTGCGCCTTGGTGTCCTTATGAATTTCTCAAAACCTCTCTCATCCATGTTGAGCTGAGTGATTGGCAAAGACTTTAATACATTGCTTAACTCATCCAACTTGCCCACAACTGGAGAGGATGAACTGCTACCTCTGCTTGCGTAATGATTAGCCAGGAATAGCTCCTGCCTGCTCAATGAATGATTAGGAATAACCTGAGAGCCTTTAGGAAGATCAACCAGAGTAGCAGTTGGTGGAGTGAAATACACCTTGCCAGATTCAGTCACTACCTTTTCAACTCCTCGCTCACCGACAATGGCCTTACCTCCTTTGAATGGCTTGCCTTTAGTTCCCTCTGCAAATTCAGGCACAGGCTGGGCAGCAATAAGGCCAATCTGAGCAGCTGATAGGCTAATGATGTATGGAATCAAGGCCGGTTTCAAGGCCGATGACATCAATTGCTCCGCAGTGGAAAAGATAACCCTGGCCGTTGCCGCTAATTGTTCTGCCCGGAATTGCTTAATCTTTATTTCTTTTTCTTTTGCTGCCTTTTCTTCATTCAATTGGTCAATCTTCTGCTGGTTGCCATCTGCTAACCTAATTTCTTGATCATATCGTTTTTGCAATGATGTCATCTCATTGCTAAGATTAGCCTGGTATAAATCGAATCCACCTTGTACAAGAGTTTGAGTAATTTCACTAACCTTTGCTTCAATTGCTTGCTTTCTTTCCTCTGCCTCCTTCTTTTTCTTAACTTCCTCATCTAATCCTGCTTGATATTGCTTCTGCCACTCCTTCATTTGAGCCAGTCGCTTATCATAAATGTTTTTGTCCTCTGCAACAATTTGCACCTTGGCTTCCTTGGTTGCAAGTAACTCTCTCCTGGCAGCATCTTCGTATGCCTTTGCCTTCAAATCAGCAGTTAGTTCTGCTACCCTTACCTCTTCCTGTGATAAGCCTATATTTTTAGCTAAGTAATCTTTTTTAAGGTTATAAACCTTTTCGGCAAATACTTTTTCAGCTCCAACTTCACCTAACTTATCATTTCTAATTTGAGCCATAAGAATTTGCTGTTGCTTCTCAAGCTCCAGAAGTTTAAGTTTCGCATCATAAGCTGCCTTATCTTGTTTTTCAGTTGATTCTGTGGCTGCTTCAGTTGCCTTTCTACGCTTTTCAATCTCATCAATCGCTGCTTGATTCTGAGCGATTAATGCCTTTTCAAGTTTTGTGCTTTGCTCAAGTCTGGCTTTGGCAGCTTCCATTTCCTGTTTCTGCCTAAAGGTGAAGCCACTACCTTTTTCATCCATCTGCTTGCTCTGAGCTATACTATATGCAAGTGCTTGCTTGTCATATTCTTCTTTTAGCTTTTTAGATTCTTCAGAGACTACCTTAATGCGTTTTGTTGAATTGGCAACAATATTTTTTAGGGCATTATCCGATGTCTTGACAAAAAATTCAGAGTAGGCAGTATATTGTTTTCCCTCAAATTCTTTTAGTATTTGCTGATCACCCTTAAATAAGTTATTAAGTGCCGATAAAAAGTTGGCAGTAAGTGAAAGTGCCTTACTAAATATTGGAGCAAGGTTAGTTCCAATCGTATTTAGCAGCGAATCCCAGGCATCTCCAAGGTTACTTATTTGACCTCCCAAAGTCCCAGAGATAGCAGCCATTGACCCACTTACACCTTGCAAGTCTCCAAGGGAAGTTATATACTCCCTAATGGCAGTATTGGTGAACTTGGTCTGCGTTTGAACACCCTTAAATGTAAATGTTACATTATCCCCAGCCTTACTTGCCCGGATGCCAAACTCCTTTAGTCTTTCAAACTCTCCGGTCTGTGCATCAATGATGGCCTCAGTAAGTTGGTCAAAGCTCTTTCCTGTTGAGCTTGCAAGGTCACCAAGTTTTCGCAGTTGCTCATTTGTAGGTGTGAATCCTTGATTGGCTAATTTGACAAAGGATTGAGTCAGTTCTTGAACACTAAAAGGAGTTTTTGAAGCAAACTCCTGAATCCTGGTTAATGCTCCAAGTGCTGCACTATTACTGCCAAGTGTATTCTTTAGGACAGCACCGAGCTTTTGAAATTCAGCAGTTACTGCAATAACTTCTTTGGCAAAGCCCATTATCTTATCGGCAGCAAAAATGCCTGCTATAATTGGGCCTACCTTGGTGGCAACTTGCGCCAGGCCACCCATTGAATCGCCTGCATCTTTGCCAGCTTTTTTAGCCTTATCGCCTACATCATCAAATTCCTTTTTTAGTTTGCCTAATTCTTTCAATAAGGCTCTCTCCTCTGCTGTGATTTTATCAAACTCACTTGTAGCTTGTTGTAGCTTACTCAGGTCAATGTCATACCTGATTTTGATGTCATTGGTTGATAATGTTGCCATGCCTCAAAGATATGAAATAAAAAAGCCACCGAATATCAGTGGCCCTTTCCAGTGTTCAATCTAAACCAAAACACTCATAATTATTCAAGTATGTTCTACCTCTTTACTTTTTTCTGGTCGGCAATATAGCTACTAACGATTAAATAATACTCGTAGATTGGCCTTTCGACCAAGAACTTAATTCGCTGAGCATCTCCACCTGAGACTCTAAACTGCTCATCAAAGCGAAGTCTGTGCTGTCTGGTAATTGTAGTCCAATAATGTGCTTCAGGTTGTTTAGGCTTTGGAGAGTTTCGGCCTGCAAATAGGTCGGAAAATTCGTGCTGTATTCTGTCAAAGAGGGCAGATAGGCGTACTCCGGCAGATTCAAAAAAAAACCTTGGACATCATTATGCTTCATCCAATGCTCCAGCTTCTGCTTGTTGTATGGATACTGGTAGTCGAGCGGATTCTCTTGCTCATCGAAGTAGATGACAGTAGCCAGCTTTAGCTGCCTGACTAAGCTCACAGACATATCCATCTGCTCCTTTAGCCTGGAAGCCAGAATGCCAATCTCATAGAGCTTCTTATCATCCTTCTTCTTCTTGTCCATGAGCAGGTTAATCAGTCCATTATTCCAGCTTCTAAGGAAGTCTGGGTTGATTTGCCAAAGCTCTTCGGTGAATATGTCCTTGGCAGCGACTGCCCTCTGGAATGGCACATTTACCTCTGCGCTAAATTTAAAGTAATTGATGCCTCCAGAAGTGAAGGCATATTCAATTTGATCCCAGCGGTCTTGAGGAGCTACTCCCCGGTAAAGTATTCTGCTACTTTGTTCTTGAAAAGTGCCTTCTTCTGCCACTTGTTGAACAGGAGCAGGAGCATGTGGTTTACGCCTAAAAAGATTGAACATAAATAAAATGGATAGTCAAACATAAGCCAGGAGATAGCCAGAAATTGCCATGCTCCAGAGCAGAAAGGACACTCACCGAGTGGCTTCGCCCAGTTCATGGGCAGCCTCTGAATCTGAGACAGATACCACTGCCCAAGTGGGTGATCCTCCAGAAAGTAATCCATAAACAAAGAGAAAGTTGCACTGATCAGTGCTACCAAGGTGAGCAATAGAAGGCTCGGAATCGTGTGGTAGTTCGATAAGGCAACAGCCTCTGCGCTTGCCTCCACAACTTGCATCAAAATCATAAGGTTGGTTGGTCATTATTGATAGGATTGATAATTAAATAAGATGAGCCAATGTTACTGATAGTCTGGATGAATGTGATGCATATGCTATCATACTCTTCCCCATCCATTGCTACAAATGGCAATGGCTTTTTTGTAAGGTAATTCATAAAGCTGATGGTGTACTGACCTCCGTAAGCATTGAAGAAGCCTTCTGGCAGTCCTTCCAGGTCAATCTCAACGAATCCATCTGGCCTAATATTTAGCAACTGCTCACCTCGAACATTGACTCCTGGCTTTAGCACATTAAGGATTAAGCTACTGCCATAATCACCTGGAGGAGCATAGACAAGAACAGATGCCGGGCAGCTTGCCATTGGTTGGCAGATAGGGTAGCATTTATTGCAGCATAGTGCCATACTTTTCGAGATTAAAGTTGCTTGTGATTTCGGCAAAGTTAGAGAAAATAAAATAGCGGAATGCATCAAGGGCATGGCTCTTGTCCGGGTTCTTGTTCTTCCAGGCATCAAGGCTTCCCTGGCGATCTACCTTGGCCTCCTTTAGGTCGGTTATTAAGTTGCTGCACTCCTTCTCACCTATTTTAATCTTTGCCTTCTGGAGGATAAGAATTGTAATTAGCCTGCTTGCAATGTGACTTGGATTAACCTTTGGCACTTGTAGCTGCATGTCCACTACATTTAGGTAGTTCTTGATCATTAGATATGCGCTGATGTTGCCTTGAGTGAACGCATTGCGAGCAGCACCAGAGGCATCGCCATTGATGACATAGGTCATGCCTGGAAACTCTTGCTTGATAGTCTGGCAGAGAGTGCTAAGATCGCCTACCCTGTACACCTTGATGATGTTTATGTTGGCATAGTAGTCAGCCTCATAGCCATACTTGATGTATTGACACACTACGCAGGTATTGGTCACATTGAAGTCAAAGGCAAGGTAAAGATTGTGGTGTGGATTAGCCTTGATGTAGCCACCATAAACATGCTTAGAATAGTCAAAGGTGTAGGCAAACAATGACTCCCTATCCCAGATTCCCCATTGACCAAGGGCATAGACTTCATAATAGGTTTGATTAACATTCTTGAGTGCCTCCATCCTGGTGACATACTCATCATCAAGGAAGTTAAGAGCATCCCGGTAAGTGCCATGTAGCCTGAGTATCTGATTCTGCTCCTTGGCTGGCACATCATCAAAGAATCGCTTCTTAATCCAGTGGCTGTCTGAGACCGGGTTAAAGGTCAGGAAGAATCGCTTTGGCTGCTCTGACTTACCTCTTAGGCGCAGAGTAATCTGGGTGAAGTCCTCAAGGCTTAGTTCGGTGGCTTCCTCAATCCAGATGTACTTTGCCTGGGAGAGCGACTTGAGCTTCTCAGGATCATCACAGCCAAGGAAGACAATTTTGTTAGTGCCGGACTGAAGCTCCAAATAGCCAGTCTTAGCCTTTACCAGCTTCTCAAATCCCCATTGGCTAATCTTGTTCCGAAAGTCAGCAAAGACTGAGTTACGCAGAGTGCTGGCTACCTTTCGGATGACAAAGTAAGTCTGGAACTGGTTTGCCTTGTGGTTGCATATCTCAGCCAGCAGAAGCTGAATCATGGTCTGGCTCTTGCCTGATCCTGCTCCACCCCAGAGGATGTTGTAGGTTTTAGGCTGAGTAATAGCAGGAAGATACTTTCCTGTCCAGAGTGCCTGGTTACTTAGGTCAATCGTTGCCATGCTCCGATGCTGGCTGGATTGGCTTTGGCATTATAACTGTGTTTACATTGGCCTCAAGCTCAATGTTTAAAGCAGCCTTACCATAGGCTCGATCAAGAAGCAACTCTGCTGCCCTGACATCTCCCTTAGTGGCTTTGGCTCTAAGAGCCATCAGAATAGCCTCTGCTGCTGTCTTGCCATCCTTCTCATCGCCAAGGACATTGGCAAGTAATTCCCTTAACTCAGGGATTTTTTTTGGCCTGCCAGCAGGATTTCCTGTCTGTCCTTTCTTCCATTTATGCGGTATGACATTCTCTGGCTTCGGCATCGGTGTTTTTTCGCTGTAAAGTACCTTTGAGCGATGGGGTGGAATCGAACCCCTCCTGACTGCTGGATGCAGCCTGTGCTACCTTTAACACTTCCATCGCTTGTTTTCTTTCTTGCAAAGTTATTTTTTTTCCTTTATACATTCCTGCATCTAATTTATCGATTTCTGAAAAGGGAATTGATTTACATAATAAATCGCAATTTTTATTTATTAAATAAATATACCTTAATTGATATCCAGTAGATGGATAATAACCTATCTGTCTTAAAAATTTTCTATGCCCAGTTTTTCCATCGTGATTTAATCTTTTTCTAATTTCCTTAGAAGTTCCAAAACCAATTACACTAATTACTTCTTTTCCATTAGTAAAAAGATTAAAATTCTTTTTTATATCAGTTAAATAAAAACCTGATGCTCTATAAATACAACCGTCTCCACATTGGGTTGCATCACTAAAACTTATAATCCAGTCAATGTGTGGAGCATTTTTTTTTATTAGTTTAATTGCAATTGAAATACACCTACTTTCTGAGTTTTTTGGTAAATAGTCATCAAATGCCATTCTATTTAACTCAATAAAATTATTCCATGATGAATTACTTACCAAATTCATTAGTGATTTTTTTATTATTGGATCTCCAAATGATAACACACCATGAAGTTTATTATCTAAGAAACATCCAAAATATAATTTACTAAGTGTTGATTTTTTTGAATAATGATGCTTTTTAATAAACTCATTTCCAATTTTAGATGGAATTACTTTAACAATTATATCTTTTGCCCTGCCCATTGCACAATAATTAAATATAAAGCATTTCCATTAGAGTTTTCATTACCCATTGTTTCTACATACTTATATTCTTTTGTTGTTTTTATGCTTGTAATTGCATTTTGAATTTGTATAGCTTGTTCATCAGCTAAAGTAAATGTTATTTGTTGAAACGGTGGTTTATCTCCATCTGGTAAACTAAATTCATCCTGTCCTATTTCAATGCCTTCAAATTGTGGCACATCTAATCCCCACTTATCAAGTTCTTCTGCATCCCAATTGTTTGCGAGATCATCCCAATCCCACTCTCCAAATCCAACATTATCCTTGATGATGAACTCTCGCTGCTTGGCCTCATCCCAATCAACTATCTCCACAGGCACTTGCTTCCACTTGGCCTCTTTCATGGCCTTGAATCGCATGTTGCCTCCCAGGATAACCATGTCCTGATTTACTACTATTGGCCTGACATTAGCCATCTCTGGGAAATCCTTGAGCGATTGAACGAGCTTCTTGAACTTATCATCCTTGATAAGTCTTGGATTGCTTGGATTAGGCTTGATTTCTGCGATTGAAACTACTTGCATGCAGGCTTATTTCATTTTTGGCTTCATGCTTGGCATCTTAGGTTTTGCTGCCTTCTTAGCCTTCTTAGCCACAGACAGAGCAATGGCTACTGCCTGCTTCTGAGGCTTGCCTCGCTTCATTTCGGCTTTGATGTTGCTGCTAACTGTCTTGGCAGAGTAACCTTTCTTGAGTGGCATGGCTTTACAATTGTTTTCGCAAAGATAAGTAATAAAGGATTGCCTCATACATGTCTCGCTGATTCTGCCAGCGACTCATGTGCCTGGTAACTCCACCTTCTTCAATTTTAGCATTAAGCTGCTTAATTTTTCGCTGAAGGTAGTCCTTGCATTCAAGGAAGTTAAAATTGTTGGGGATGTGTTCGTACATAAGATCATTCGTATAGGTAGCTGTTCCTTGCCATGTTTGTGGCACTTGGCTTACATGTATTGGATTATTCATTATAGTCTTTAAGGCGCATTAGTGGCCCATCGAAGCGCAAAGGTACTATGCCTGTGCTTCCAGAGCGCATCTTAACCTGGTCAATCAGACAAAGGTCTTTGTTAGGCAATTCAGCACTGCCTACTTTGGTAGTGGCTGATGGCTCAAAGTAATACTCTGGTCTTATCATCATCCAGATGACATCAGCATCCTGCTCAACTGATCCAGACTCACGAAGGTCACTCATGAGTGGCATCTTGTCGCTGCGCTCATCTACTCTCCGGCTAAGTTGCGATAAGGCTACTACCGGAATCTGAAGTTCTTTTGCAAGCAGCTTTAGACCTCTGCTTATCTCGCCTATGATGTTTACTCGGTTTGTCTCCTTTGGATTGACTGAGTTGATTAGGCCTATGTAATCCACAAATAGCACTTGCATCTTGTGCTTATTTTTCCACATGGTGGCCTTGGTTCGGATTTTTGACATGTTTAGGTAACCTTCATCGCTGATCTTGATGGGCCATTGCTTCATCCGGTGTACTGCTTCATAAAGGGCAGTCTTATCGTACTGGTTCATGTCACCTTGTTTGATTTTATAGGCGTAAATGTTGCTCTCCTGGGAAGCTAATCGCTGCACCAGCTCGTGCTTGGTCATCTCAAGGCTGAACAGACCACAGCCAATTCCTTGCTTGGCTAAGTTGCGAATCATGGTCACAGCGAGGGCAGTCTTACCCTGTCCTGGTCTTGCGCCTATGATGGTAAGCTCTCCATTGACCAGACCTCCGCAAAGTTTATCCAAGGCAGCCAATCCTGTTGGATAGCCAGAGATTTCGCCAGGCTTTGAGTTAAGCCACATCTTGGCTGATATATCCAGCTGCTTATGAAAGTCATCATCCGAGCGAGTAATGGTACTGGCAAGGATGTTGTCAAACTTGGACTGATACTCGGAGAATAGGTCGAAGATGTCACCGGAGTCTGACTGCGACTTCTGGAGTAGTTCCAGGCTAAAGGTGTATAGCTTGGCCTTCAGAAAGTGTTCGATTAGAAGGTGGCTATGGCTTTCAATGTGGCCTGGTGACTTCAGGCAGGCAAAGATGTTGGCTATGGCCTTAGTGCCTCCAACTTCTTTTATTAGACCAGACTTCTTGATGGTGGCAACTGTTGTTTCTAAGTCTACTGGTTCTCCGGCATCCTGAAGTGCTTGGATTGCCTTGGCTATGATCTTGTGCTGCTCTATTTGAAAGCAGTCAAGTGTAGGTAGGATAGAGAAAGCTGTTAGTCTATCCTCTGGGGAAAGCATCATTGCGGAAAGGACTTGCCTCTCCAGTTCTGAATTTTCGAATTGCATACTTGTTTTGGTTTAGGGAGTAAATGTATAGGATTCATGCATCCGGTGCGACCGTGCGCCCGGAACATCATGTGTTTGCTCGTTTTTTTTGTTTTTAGAGAAATTCGATTGATTTCTTGCCCATGTTGCCAGCCTTCTGCTAATGTCAAAGAACTTCTCAGCCTGATATCTCATCTTGCCTTTTGCATCCTTCTCCATCCAATAGCCTTGAAACTCTTTAAGCATTTGCTTATCATATTTTGGCTCAAATGATGAGAGGTCTGATATATCTAATTTAACATCTACATCTTCATTTTCATCCTCATTTACATCTACATCTACATCTACATTAGCTTCGGGTTTGCTTACCTTTTGCTTCCGCTTTGCTTCAGTCTTGCTTATGCTTTGCTTCTGCTTTGCTTTACATCCGCTTTCCCATTTAGTCCTATTTGCCTGAAGATTAGGCTTAATAAGTAACCAGAATGGTTTAGCAATAGGTGACAATTCAGGCTCAATACCATCAAGACCGAACTCAAAAATTGCCTTAAAAATCTCCAATTGAATGGCATCTGGGAGCAACTTAATTGCATCGTAAAAGCTTCTGTAAAGGATCATGCTATCTCTACTTTTTTCCATAAAATAAAATATTAATTAATGGCACAAGTGACATTTGTGGCACTATAAACAAGGGTACTCAATGGTAGTTAAATGATGGTCATCAAAAAGCTCAACAAGGTCTATGTCAATCCAGTCCTCGTAAGTTGATGTTCCTAAACATTGGTCTTCATCCCAAATTGATACTTCAGTAGGATGTAGATATGCACCTGATTGATATTTGATTGTAATTACAACCTGAATCTTTTTTTCATTTTTTGACATAAAAACAAAAACCCCATCCGGCTTTCCCTGTTGCGAACAGCCGGAACATAGGCTGACAGGTACTGACCGAATGGGGCTTTAATATTTTTCATAAGTTCCAATTTACCGGGTTCGCAATCCGGGCCTTTCGGCATGGCAAATATAATTAGTTTCTTACTGCCCAAAAAAATAAAACTGACATTCCAATGCTAAAGATGCCCAAGGCAATGGCAATGCTCATCCACCACTGGTGATGCTGATGAGCTTCACAAAAAGCATTGTCCATCTTAGTATGCTGTCCTTTCCAGAATTCAATTATTCCTTCCAGTTCTTTGACCTCTTCCCTAAGATCAGCAGCTTGCTCCTTATGGTAGTCTCTGCTGCGCCTGTGATTGTCAGAGTGCCTCCGGCAGTCATCCAATTTCTTCTGTAATTCAGTTAGTTCTTCCATGACTTGAATGTTTTAGTAAAGATTTTTTTGCAAATAAATTACAAAAGGAATGACACTACCAAATTTTTATATGAAAACCATCAAAGAATTCTTAAACCACCAGAGGCTGGCAGCTTTGCGTAGTTTATTGGTAGCACTATGATCAAGGTAGTAGCCTCTCTTCTGCATCTGCTGCATGATGTAGTCATTGCTCCGGCAATTGACATGCCCATCACCATCCTGCCCAGGGATTGCCCAGCTAAGGATCATTCGACCTACTTCATTCTCAATTCGGTGCTTGACAAGATTGTCAAGGAATACCTGCTCAAACTCTGCCGGGATGTGTTCGCCAACTTCCAGACTCATTACGCATTTGAATTTTTTACCAAGGTCGAATGGCTGGCTCAAATCCTTAACCTGGCCTATGCCTCCTGTAAGCTGCTCTGTGTATGGGTTACCATCATAAGCCTCCACTACCAGACCATGCTTGCGAAAGAATCGTGCATACTCACCAGTGCCACATCCGAAGTCCACCAGAGTGTCGCACTTGTAACCTCTAAGTATCTTTAAAATTGCTCCGGCCAGCCTGCTATCATGTGCATGGCCTTCCTTATTCGGATTTTCCCAGAATCCCTTTTCATTTATTATCATAGTACCAATCTATTATAGTTATTACTTCATCAAGTGACCAGGACACTACTACCATCCAATTGGCAGCTACTAACTTGTCAAAAATTGACAACTGATGCTCCGAAGGTTTGTTGTAGCCTACCTTTAGCTCAATTGCCAATCCGGAGTAGCCTTTGCGCTGATCCAGGACAAGGCAATCTGGAATGCCTGCCTTAACTCCCATTGCCTTTAGTTTGGCTGCCTCTATGCCATTCCTACTGCCTCCATTCGGGCAGTGAAACCAGAATGCGCCTAATGTGTCCAGGTAACGAGCCACTGCCTTCTGGAAGTTATCCTCTGTGCCGACATACTTCTTGAATTCTGGATGTGGCTTAATTACCTCTGGCAGTTGCATATCAAAAAAAAAGCCCGGCATAAACTTTTGCACTTATTTTTGCAAACCTAAACCAAAAGAATGGACTTACTTAAAATATCAGACTTCTGCCGGAAGTTTAAATTGCCACCACATAGATTCACCAGGTACAAGCGACTGTTCCACACTCAGAAAGTGGATGGCTATAAGAATCCCTGGGTAAAGGTGGATGAATGGAATCTGGCTATGGTGGCTGACATCCTTCAGCACACAGGCACACGCAGGCACAAGCAGAGACTAAGCCTTGATGCCTTCTGCATAAAGCATGGTTTAACTGACCAGAACTTTAAAAAGGTCTGTCACCGGATGCAACTGGAGGATCATGATGGTCAATTAATGCTCATTGATAGCAAGCATAATTATGCCCTCCTGAAGCATGGAAGGCTGATTCGAAAAAAAAGTTGAATTATTTTTGCAAATAATTTTGCAGATATATTTGCATCTATTATGTTTGCCTCAACATTTACCAATAACACTTACAGACATGACAACAGCACAAATCATCGAATCAGTTAAGGCTATCCGCAATCAAATTGCCATCATCGAAAATCAGGTTGAAACTGATAGCACATTAGTTCAGGAAGGTACTTTAGAAGCAGCACTCTGGGATGCACAAGAAGCACTCGGCAATGTACTTTCAATGATTGAACCTAATCCTTACAAGTAATAATGAAAGACTTTCCACAAATGCCACTCAAGGATCAACTTATCCTTTTTGCAAAACTCTTTGCAGTCTGGGCAGTATGCTCACTTATTTACGCACTTTAATTTTTGTTCAATTTATAAACCAATAGTTATGGCGATTATCGCAAAGTCTACCGGAGAAGCTACTCAGAGAGAGCTGATCCCTGCTGGCACTTATGTAGCCAGATGTTACAGTGTTGTTCACCTCGGTCATGTGACGCAGAAGTACATGGGTGAGGAGAAAGTGGTGGACTTAGTCCGCTTCACATGGGAATTACCCACAGAGCTTCGGTGCTTTAATCAGGACAAGGGCATGCAGCCATGTGCTATCAGCAAGGAGATGACCTTTAGCCTGAATGAAAAGTCAAACCTTAGAGCCATGCTCAATGCTTGGAGAGGAAAGGCACTTACTGAAGAAGAGGCAAAGGCATTTGACCTCGCTAAGCTCATTGGCGCACCTTGCATGATTAACCTAATTCATCAGCCAAGCAAAGCCAATCCGGAGAAGGTCTATGAGCGCATAGCTGCTGTGATGCCAATGATGAAGGGCATGACATGCCCTCCGCAGCACAATCCGAGCATGGAGTTTAGTGTACTGGAGTTTGACAGGCCTAAGTTTGAGAGCTTGCCAACCTTCCTTCAGGAGATGATTACAGGCAGCACCGAATACCGTGCCTTAATGAAGTCACCAATCGCACCAGTTGCTCCTGCTCCGGCAGTGGCAACTTACACTCCAGCACAGCAGCAGGAGATGCTCTACGCACAGCACCAAGCTCAAGTTGCTGCCCAGGTTGAAAGTTTTGAGGATGAATTGCCCTTCTAAGTCATGGCTACACTCTGGCAACTAACACAAGAAGAACTCTCCTTCATCGCATTGATGGAGGAGAACGGAGGTGAGGTGAATGATGAGATCATGGAGGAGCTTGCCATCCGCAGAGAGAATTGGCAGTATAAGGCAGAGGCTTACTCTAAGTTTATCCTAAAGCTGGAATCAGAGGCCGAGCAAGCTGCTGCTGAGATTAAGCGCATACAGGCACTCAAGAAGGCCAAGGAGAACACGGCACAAAGACTGAGAGATACACTACTGGCTGCGCTTATGGTCTTCACAGAGGAGGATAGCAAGGGCATCCGGAGGTATGAAACTCCACTTGCCAAGCTCAGCACTCGCAAGAGTCAGTCAGTAGAAGTTTTGGATGATACTGCTATACCGGCTGAATTCTGGGTGATCAAGAAGGAGGTTAGCAAGTCCACCATTAGCCAAGCAATTAAGGATGGTGCAGAAGTACCAGGAGCGCAGCTAAAGGATAATGTATCACTAAGCATTAGATAGTCATGAAGTACAAGTATAACCTTGTAGTCAATAAGTACGAAGAGCCATTTACTGGCATCTTTAAAAACCTGGAAGAAGCTGAAAAATGGCATAAAAAGTTCGGCAAATGGTTCGAGCAGCAGGGAAGAGTTTTAGTCCTTCGCAAAGCATCAATTGATTCAGTTGATGAGGAAGAACCAACTGATGATCCTGCTTTTGTCATTCAGTAATTATTGGTGTAAATGTTACAATAAAAAAAGGGAGGTTTTTGGCCTCCCTCTTTTTTTGCACAAGACTAAAATTAGTCAGTGATAAACTGAGCAGTGAAGATACCATTTACACCTTCGTTGCTGTCTCCAGCAGGGAAGAGAGTAGTAGGTGCAGTGAACACATCGAAGTAGCACTCCATCCATACTGCATAGGTCTCGTTGCACTCATCAGGAAGGATGCGAACATCACACTTCACTTGTGGCAATCCTGGGATTGGCATAGTAAAGCGATTCATCACACCAATCTGACCGAAGCTACCTACATACTGAAGGTAAGGAGTGTAAACCAATGAACCTGGAGCGAACACGATAGCAGAATCTTCGTTAGTCAATGCACCAGCAGCATTAGGATCGAAGTAGAACTCAGCAAGTCCGGTATTGTCACGAACAGTAGCAAAGTTGATACCGTTAGCACCCTGACCGAAGTAGCGAGAGTCATTCATCCATACTCGCTGAAGCGCACCAGCACCACCAATGATGATTGGAGAGCCAGAGAATCCAGTGTTCATGTAGTTCTGCTTCATCTGGAAAAGACCACCAGCATAAACAGAGCCATCAGCATTCTCAACTGTGTAAGATGGGTTAGTTGCACCACCATACCAGTTACCAGCTGCACCAGAGATTGAAGCAAGAAGGTCTTGGTTCATTGCCTGCACAAGAGCATTGGCTGACAATTGGAAGTCCACGAACATCTCACGAACAACTGAAAGCGCACCACCAGCAGCACCGATGGCATTAGCTCTCTGCACAATCTGATTAGGGTCAGTAGAACCAGTCAATTGAACAAGCTCAGAGTAAGCCTCGCAATAAGTACGAAGTTGAGCCTCAGACAAAGTGAAGGACACACCACGATAGTTATTTACCTGGAATGTTTCCTCAATGTAGTTCATCTGTGCGCCTGGATCACATGACTTAGTATCAGATGCAGAAGAAGCAAGCTGCCGCTGCTTGAATACTACACGCACTTCTTTTGAGTGACCAGTTCCATTATCATTGGCCTGCTTAATGATTTGGCCAGTACGAAGGTTGGAAGGGTCATTCAGGGCAGCAAGAGTACCACCCATGATCTGCACGTTGGCAGGATTGTTTATAAGGTTGTCTGAAAGCGAGGTTAATATCGCTGGACAAACATTAGCTGTTGATAATGACATTTTAGTAAATGAGATTTAACGCATTTTAGCAGCAACATTAGATATATCAGCAAGTGCTGATCTAACACTCTGCGGAAGTTGTGTGCCTTGACTTGCCGTAGGCAAAGTCGGAATTGTGGGTGTGCCTGCTGCAAAAGTTGCCGGGTTAGAGCCACCAGATCCCTGCTCCTTTAACAGCTTATTCTCCTGCAAAACTAATGCAGAAAGGTCAGAATAACTAAATTCCCTACCATTATGAACAAGTGGCAGAGTCGGGTCTTTAGCATTGACCAGCTTGGCAGCATTGCGCTCTGCATCATAAATTATCTGCCCATCCAATTGAGCAAGTTTGCGCTCAAGGACTGCCTGGTAAGCTGGTACTCTGGCTGCCTCTGGAATCTGGTCATTCCATTGGATGCCGTTGAGCTGTGTCTGCTCCCAAAGATTCTTCATCTTAGACACATACCTCTGCTCAATTAGCTGCTTCTCTGCCTCTGCTTTACTAACCAGGTCATCATACTTGGACTGAGCCTCTGCCATCTTCTTGAGAAATTCCTCAGACTGATTGCTTGTAGTGGCATTCTTGGCTTTCTCTTCAAGCTCCTTTAGCTTTTTAAGAGCCAACTTAATTTTATCTCCGCTGTTCTTAGTAACCTTCAGCTCCTCTATGCTATTGCTGTCCAGACCGTACTCCTTTGCCATTCGCACAATCTCCTCATCATAGCCCATCATGTAATTACTGATGAAGTGTTTTTTAAGGTCAAGGCTGGTCTTGGCAAGTTCGAAGTCATATAGATTAGTGTTGAACCTATTGCTAACTGCCTCCGGCACTTGAATGTCATTCAACGCAGAAGCACTAATCATTAGGTTGAACTCTGGATCATCGGATACCCCAGCTCGCTTAGCCTGCTGGATTAAAAATTCTTTAATGTTCATAAATTATAAAGGCAAATCGTTTAAGTCTTGGTCTGGGTGAATAAAGTTGGCAGGATTATCAAGGTCATTCTCGGACACTTCCTCAATTAATGCCTTGCGCTTTCTCTTTGGCTTTTCAACTTCCTCAGTGATGGTAGCAGAAGCAGCCATTTCAGCCTCCATTTCAGCACGGATTTGAGCTTTTAATTCTTCCTTCAGCTTGCTAAGTAATTGTGGGTCTGATAGTGAGTTTTGGTCTCCTACATTATGCTTTACCCCAACATGAGTTTCTCCAAGTGGTCTAATCCTTGACCAGGAATAGCTGCGTTTATTGATAGGCTTTTGAAGCTCACGGAGTGCAATAGCAGCATTAACCGACACTTCATAAGGTCTGTCCTGTGCGCCTGTGGTTGGGTCAATTTCCCACCGTACTACTTTGACTTGGGTGCGATTGCCATCCTTCCTGATGGCATCACGGATGTACTGTAAATTATCCATTATAGTTATTTAATTAAGTTACCCTGTATGATGTATTTGACTTCTGAGCAATCCTGAAGTGCCTCGCTCCTGGTAGGCAATTGGTGGCTTGAACCCATAGGCATTGCAATCACTCTGCATGTCGGCAGTCATGGCATCAAGGCCATTGACTTGGACAATAGTCTGCTGAAGCCAATTCAAAGCGCAATGATTGGTAATGATGTAGGCATGAGTTAGCCACATGCCATCACCCTTCCAGAGATCAGGCAGTTCAGCTATCTCAACCTTCTCAATTGTCTGCTCCTTGTAGCCAGCATAATAGTTCCATCCTAAGTGCAGGAAGTCAAAGTCTGGCAAGCTGTTCCAATTCGTGACAAGATTCATGAGCTTGTCAATGTCGAACCTGGCATCATCCTCCAGAACCAAAGTTCGCTCATGTCCATTTTGGACAATTTTTGTCCAAACTTCCCGGTGAGAGGCACAGCATCCTATCTCACCAATGGACATGTTAGGTCTATTTTTAGACCTCTTGACACTATTATCCACTACATGCCCAGGCTTGTTGCCATCATTGGCAAGATGCCACTTAGGGAGATTGCCATGAATGTCGGTAATGCCTTTAATGTGCTGAAGTAACTTGCTTCTGCGCTGACTTGCCTTTTGCAGACTTATAAAGTAGATAGCATCAACAGGCAACTTCACAGCTAATCCTCTCCGTGACAGAGAAGTCAATGCTGAAGAAGCTGGTCTCAAAGTTTCGCTCTGGTAGTCCGAAGTACTGATTGGCGATTGCTTTGCTGTTGTAGTCTGTGCCTGCATAAGTGATGCCCTTAGTGCGATTGATTATAGAAGTGATGCCGAACTCAGCATTCTCAAAGTTGCTGTTGGCTATGAGTTTAAAATTGACTGTTCTGAGAAGGCTATTGGCTCTGCCTCCGGCTGGCAATGCCTCCACAGAGGCAGACTCACGGACAAAGAACACTACCAAAGGGTAGGTGTCATTGACAGCACAATAGGTCTGCCCATCCTTAGTTACATAGTTGCCTGCACTGCCTTCCACAATGCTTTCCACAGCTTCGCCATAGTTAAGCATGTTATTCACGAATGTGCCTGACAGGTTCTCGCAGAGAGCCTTTAGAGCAGATTCAACAGTGACTTTAGTAACTATCATTTACTCAAGAATTGTGTTGCCAGGCGATTGATGATCTGGAGTGATTGTTCCAATTCTTTGTCTGACAATTCAAAAATAGCACCGAATCGCTCTTCCAGGTAGCCTGCAATCTTTGACTGCTCTCCAGTTGTAAAGGTTATGCCATAAGCTGTGTCACTAATTGGAACAGGCTTCCAACTTGCCCACATGTCTCCGGTTAATGTCAAGTCCATGTAAGCAGTCTGCCTGCCTAATCTTTGCCTGTATTCTTTATAACTACTGAATGATGCTCTATCGCCAAATGCTTTAGCTTGTTTCTTGTTGGCAATGTCTCCGAATTTCTTACCTATTGGACTGGCAGTGCTTATTGTGCGCCCAGAATCATAAGGAGGTAAGTCAGAACCATCAGCCTTTTGTCCATCCTGCTGCACTCTGGATTGCACAGCAGGAGCAGCATAAAGAGCAGCAGCTCTCAGCACCTTGTCAGCCTTGGATGCTTCCTTAAAGTTCTTGAGTTGCTGCTTGAGAAAGGCAGATGTTGAATCATAAACTGGCATAACTTTTTTTCAAAATAATTTTGCAGTTATTTTTCCTTTGTCTTTATTGCACTCAAATCTAACCAAAATAAACTTAATAAAATGAAAGCAAGCATCCGTTTTGACCTCAACAATGAGATGTGGATAGATGTAAAAGGTGCAACTATCCATGACATTCAGAGAGCCTGCCTGATGGGAGGAAAATTGTCGGTTTATGAATACTATGTTGGAGAGTATAGGTTAAGCTATTACTATAAGGCTGGTCGCATAAACATGCAATTCATAGGCATTGAAATAAGTAAGGAAGAGTTTGAAACTCAAAAGGCACTATGGCATGGCAATAATTCTTTAGCTATTATGCCAGGAACTGAATTATTATTGTTAGATAATCAGTACTTCCTATGAACAGACATACCAATGAAATTATTAAGGATGCACTTTGGAAGTGTTCATTCTATCTGGTCTATTCCATTCTTATCGCATTGCTCATTATTAAGTTCGTTACTTATGTTATCGGGTAATCGTGATGTAACTATCTGCCTTACCAGCTGCGGAAGGTGGGAATTGCTTGAAAAGACTATTAGCAGTCTGGTTACCTACTGGGATGGCCCTGCTCCTGCTGCTTTCTACATCCATGATGACTCTGGTGAGCAGAACCAAAAACTCATGGCTGAACTTGACCGCTTTCTAATGAGGCATTGGCAGATCATGGCTGACTGGACATTCAGCAAGTACCAAGGCCAAGTGCATGCAATTGATACTGTTTATTCACTTGTGCAGACTCCTTACATCTTTCATTGCGAGGATGACTGGGAATTCTACAATAGTGGATTCATTGCTGATTCCAAGTCAGTGCTTGAGGCAGAGCCTAAGTGCGCTTGCGTATGGCTGAGGCATCCTAATGATCGCAATAATCACACTGTGCTTGCCGGAGTAAAGCTCACAAAGCAAGGTGTCAGGTATCAGCAGCTTGCTCACAGATATAGAGGAGATTGGCATGGATTCACTTGGAATCCTGGTCTGCGTAGATTGTCTGATTATCTGGCAATTGGTAAGTTTAGCAGCTTCTGCCAATGGAGAAGCAATGACCATTGCCATTCAGAAAAACAATACAATAAAAAGTACTACGAAGCTGGCTACATAGGTTTAACCCTATGCCGAGGCTTTGTCAAGCACATAGGTCACTTAGATTCAATTAAAAAAAGAAAATTATGACAGCAACATTAACCTTTGACATTCATGATTTAGATGATGAATTAGCACACTTTCAATGTATTAAGGCAAAAGAAATGGCACTGTGCCTATGGTATTTCAGAGAGTCTTTATCTAAACTCGCAGATACTTGTGAAGATGGCAAGCACATTGACTATGAGCTTGTGCATATTGCTTTTAATGAGGCTTTAGAGGAGTATGATATTAACTTGGATAAATTAATAGTATGACTGTACTGGAGCAGCTTCTCATAATTGTCAAAAAGGAGATGAAGTCTAAGCAACTTCTCATGAATCATGATGGCAATGATAAGGCTACCAAGAACTATTGGTCTGGTGGCTTATCAGCACTCACATACATTAAACATGTAATTGAAAGATTGATTAACGAACAGAAATGAATAAGCAACTACCAATTGAAGAACTTATTGATTTTATCATTGCCAATGAGGGCGAGATAGATGTTAATGATGTGCTGATTAAGGCAGAGATTATTAACATGCGGAGCAAACCCAGGCAAGCTGGCTGGTATTTCAATGGCAAACTTTACCGAGACCTGGAAGAGCTTACAGGCAGAACCATGACAGAATTCAATAATCCTAAACCACTTTACTATTATCCATAATGGGAGACATAATTAGTAGCTACTTCGACACATTGCCAGATGCAGACCCATTGCAGGCAGTAGATCATCCTGCCCACTATGGTGGAGCAGATAATACCTATGAGGCAATCAAGGTGATAGAGGCTTGGGAGCTTGGCTTTAACCTGGGCAATGTGGTCAAGTACATCAGCAGGGCAGGCAAGAAGGGCAGCAAGCTGGAGGACTTGAAGAAGGCGCAGTGGTATTTGAATAGGGAGATAGAGAAGCTATAATTATACGGCAATTGTCCGTACATGCCGTAAGTCTATGGCCTCACAAATCCTTGCTGGATTAGGCCAGCATTGTCGCAATTAAAACACAGACCTTCACCTCTCAGGTTAAGTTGCCTTGCCCAGATTGCAAGTGATTGATTGTAGCCATCAAGGAAAGTAGCCATTGCTCTCTCAGTGAACTCACGGTTGCCTTGTGCGAAGTAATTTGATCTTGGACTGGCTACTTTCTGCCAAAGTATCTGGTAGCACAGTAGGTTCGCCCAGGCATCCAGAAGAAACTCTTTCTGTTGGCAGATGAAGCTATCAAGTGAGCAGAGTAACTGAGCATCTATGTACACACCAGACTGGCTATTATCCTGACTCCATGAATCGCCAAAGCCATACCCCAATGGCGCAGTTACCGGGAAGATGCTCCAGCCATTGCGCCACAGGTAGCTGAACCGAGATGCACATTCTAAGTCCATCTGTTGCCATCCGTAGTCACTGAACATTCCGGTACTGGTAGGCAAGTTAGTGCAATCCACAGCTACCATGATGTTGAGCTTATCGAAGTCAGAGAAGAACTCTTTATTGACTGGCACATAGTTCATTCCACTAACCAGGTCAGCCACTCCATAGGCTAACACTTTGCCATCCTGAGTTTGATAAATGTACCAAGGAATGCTGCTAACAGGCGCACCAGCATTGTAGATGTATATCTGCTTCACTCGCATAGACAGATACTTGCTGCCCTGAATGCTTACGAAAGTGCCTTTAAGAATTGCCTCTGCCGGAACTGTCTGCACTTGCTGCCATTGCTGGACAAACTCTCTGCGAGTCTGGAATAGAACCTGATCAAGTTGTGCCTCTGCTGAAGTAAATAAAGCAGCTTGAATGTCTCGCTTGATGCGTACATAGCTAACAGCTTGCGCTGAATTCCACATGCCTACATAAGAGGTCTGCTCTGGTGTGGCAATCTTATCAAGTAGCTCCGAACTCATGCCCGGATAATCATTGATGTATAGGCCAGACAATGGAGCAGCAGTAGAGCATCCTTGCAGGCCGATGTAGTCTTGTAGGCAATTCATAGAGACAAAAATAACTAATTATCAGGGTTGTTGATATTCGGTGTAGTTATGCGAAATATCTTATTAGTCAAGGCCACCCATGCTGATAGCACTTGCCCTAAAATAAACATCAGCACCGAATCTGATGCCTGTGCTTTTTCAATCTTATACAGGTAGCCTATACCAATGAGCAGGCCAATCATGACCACAGAGGAGCAAGTGTAGGCATACACTTGCATTCTTTTCGAAAAGATTGCCAGACTTATAGACCTGGAAACAGTCCTTTCAGCAGACCTCCTACGAACTTGCCTCTTCTCTCTGCTCTGTCCTGCTTGATTGTCTTGTTGCTCTGACATGAGTCAAGGTAAACAATAGTCTTAGCGAGTGCCTGAGTCTCTACCTTTAGGCTATCAATCCTGCTTTCAGTAGCAGCATTCTTGAACAAAGCCCCTGCTGCCCATTCTTCATTCTGCTTGATTAAGTTATCCAACTTCTGGTGAGCAATGCGAGCAGTATATATGTCTCCACCCACATAAAGCAGAAACACTAAGAACAGTACAAAAGTGTCTTTAGAAATAGTCATTTGAAAAACTTTTTAATCTGCAAAATAAACTTTTGATACTTGGTCATCGGCACAAGCTCATCAGATTCATCATACCAAAGCACCTTCTCCATGTAGCCTTTATGAACATCCTTAACCATTCTCCAAAGCCTATAAAGCAGAATGATTGACCATCCGTGATGGTATAGCCACTCCTCAAGTGGATTATAAAAGTTAGGTGTTGGGTTAGCCAATTTAGTCAGGATGATAGCTCCATAGGCAGGAGTATCATGAATAAACTTAACCAGATCCTCCCTTAATTCGTATGTCATTCTAATATGTCCAGATCACCTGGGCAGGCTTAGTAGGGTCACAATCTACATGCACGAATGAGCTTGCTATCCCTATGCGAGTGAAGCCAGCTTTAAGCAGGGCATTCACTATGGTAAACTTTGAAGTACCGGAGGAAGCAGCAAGGTCTGCTGCCCATCCCTGGCAATGTGAACTATCATCAACGCCACCAACTTTTTCATTATGAGTTTTAGTCCTGAACCCTGATGTAACCTTAAAAGGCACTCCAGCAAATGATCTGGCATTGTCCAGTCTTTGTAGGAATTCAGGCTTCATTTGACTGCCAGAACCAGGTGCATCCGGTGAGTCAAACTCAGACAACTTAAAATGCTTTAGTGGCTGTTGCATGTTGTAAAATTACAACAACTGAGGCAAAAAAAAAGAGCCAACTATGAGCTGGCCCTTTTAAAACATAGCAAGATGAAAAAAATGAAACTAAATTTTCCCTCCCCCAAGGGAATACAAATGTAAATCAATAAAATTTATTTGCAAATAATTATGCTCTTTTAAATTTCTTAGCTGCTGACTTCACCGATTTCTTGCCTACACAGCCCCATGCTTTGCGACTCAGGTCATTTGGACATGGGCCTGGGCCTTTGCACTTCTTAATCCCTGATGACCGAGCGCAGTAAGCATCACCTTTCGGTGTGCCTGGAGCAATAGAATAGCCTTTAGCACCGAACTTAACAGTCTTGCCTCCTACTTTGGTTTTAAACTTCTTCTCAGCCATTTTACACTTTATTAGGTAGTTACTTTACACTATCTGCCTTGTCCTTTATAAGACTTTTGTCTGCTGTCCTTTGGCCTTCTGGTCTTACGGTGCTTGCCTTCTCTGCGCTTACCAAAGCTAATCTTAGCTGCTGGACTGCTTCCTGTTTTTGCCTTTTTCATGCTCAAATATCGGATTTTATCACTTATTATTGTAACCCTTTATGAGCCTTGAAGATAACATTTACAGAACGAGAAATGGAATTGCTCCGAGTGCTTGCCAAGGGCAGACACTTCTTAAAGGATCAAGCCAATCCCAACCGATATAAGCAGCACTGGGGTAATGACCAGCAGACTGCTGACATGCTCGGTGTGATGGGTGAATACGCAGTCAGTAAGGCACTCAAGATTCCAATGGACATGAGCTGTGGCTTGGAAGGTGATGGAGGCACAGACCTAATGATGGATGAATATAACATTGATGTCAAGACTACCAAGTATAAGACAGGCAGGCTTGTATTCAATCTAAATGATGAGTTGAATGCTGATGTCTACATACTATGCTGGGCAATGGAGGAAGCAGCAGAGGTCATCCTACAAGGCTACATAAGGAGGCAGAGCATGGATGCAGTCATGGTCAAACAGAACCTGGGGCATGGCATGCGTAATGTCATTGAGCAAAGGCATCTTAAACCTATCTCCCTACTTATTGCTTATAGGGAGAAAAAGTAGGGTGAAAAGTAGGGTGATGTTCGGAGAAAAGTTCGGAGAAATACTTTTGCAGTTATCTAATTCCTGCTCTGCCATTCTCCTGGGCAGCATCATATTGCTCTTTGCTTACAGGCCATAACTGATGCCTGCAATTGTACCCTCCACGATAAATAAAAATTGTGCTGCTGTTAGTGCCAGCCATGCGACCCTGCCAGCCTTTTAGATTAGGCCATGCCTTTACCTCATCGGTAGTGAAGTATCTGCCTGCTCTGGCTGTGCAGAATGGTCTTGAATCAGCTATTAATGTGCCTGCATATAGGTAATGCTCCACATCAAGATCAGCAGCAATGGTTTGAATGTACTCTGAATTGAATGTCATTACAGCATCGTTGGTAGTCTGCTTGATGTATCGGTTAAGGAATGGTGCTTCCTGCTCCGTGCCTTCAATGAACTTACGCAAGGTCTTATTAAGCTCAGACCTTGTGCCTATGCCTGAGATATTATCCTTTAGAACTTCCTGAATGGCTGTGCCAAAGTTCTCCCTGATGCCAGCACCGAGCAGTGCATCCTTGGTAGTGGCAATGTTGCTTTCCAGGATAGCCTTATATAGTGCTTTCTTCTCTGGAAAGTCACCGATTGCTAAAGTGATGTACTCATTGCTTAACTCCGAAAGCATTTCAAAGCCTTTGATGACTTCAGCAACTTGAATCTGGTAAGGAGCATTAGTAACAATAGTGTCAGCAATATCTTTCTTTAGTTTAATTAGCTCCTTAAGTGTCTTAGCTCTATCCTTTGGGTCAAGTGATAATTCAGAAGCAAGGTCAATAACCTGATCGGATAGCTTGCTGAATACCCTCGGCAATGCCTCATCCATCCGGCTTTCTATTGCCAGTTGAAGTTCCTGAATCTGCTTTATTAACTCAGTAGGTGTTGCCACTATTATTCAATTTCACCGAGCAGATTATTGATTTTATCATTAAGGGTTTTAAAGAGTGCAGTATTTCCTGCCTTACCTGCTCTTTCCGCAGCAAGTGATAGCTGCTGAATTGCAAGAGGCAACTTACCAAGGTTATCTGCTTCCTCTGCTGCTGAACCAGGCTCACTTACATTATCAATAATAGGAACAATTCCAGACCTAATCTGTGCTTGCTTCTCTGCTGCCATAGCATAGACCTCTGCCCTTTGAATTGTTAATGGCTTATCATACCATGTGGCATCCTCCTCTACTTTCTGCATGACAAATGCAGCAAGGTTAGCACTAAGTATGTAATCAAGCTGAGAGCAGCCATTGCTTGCCAGAAGCACAGTCTTTTCATCTGTGGTCTTGAATGGCAAAGGATCAAGGCTGCTTAGGAGCTTCAAGTAGGTCTTCTGGATGCTGTTCTCGCCATATAGCTTTTCCACATAGTCCATTTCAATTCCGGAAGTGATGAGAGGATTGAATTTACTATCTACTGCTTTCTTGAGTTGCTCTGCTACCATGTCGGCAGTCATCACATCATAGTCAGTAGGCACAGTAATCTGCGGAAGAGCAGCCTGTATCTTGTCGCTGTCCATCAAAGCAGAGGCGAACAAGCTGTTGTATCTCTGAAGCATGATGTAGAAGCACACCTTGCGATAAATCTGAGCCAAGTGAACAGTCACCGAAAAGCAGAAGGTGTTTAGCTCCTTTCTATCATACTCTTTTGCAATGCCTGACTGAGCAGCAGGAATCTGTCCAAGTAACTCCAGACCAATGGCCTTAAATCCTTGAAACTCCTTCTGCATGATGTCCTCCTGGAATAACTTAACAGTATCAACTGGTCTTTCAATGTAGCCAGCTGGAGGCACTGGTGGCACAAGCGGAGTAGGATTGACAGCACTTACCCGGTCAATGTTAATCTCCATCAAGCCAAATGGCGAGCTGCTTGCCCTTCCAGAGCCAGAGCAGTCATTACAATTTACTCTTTCCTCCTTTCTATTGACCCTTGTACCAGTTCCATTGCATGTCTTACAGGGAGACATCTTCAATGCCCACTTCTGAGGCAGGGCATGCATTGCCCACAGTATGTTAAGGTCATCAGTCCTAAACAGCACTTCATTCCATGCCGGAAGGCAAGGAGCAAGCACCGAATCATAGACTAACTTACCATCTTCTTCTTCGTAGATAATGTTGCCCACTTTACAAGCAGGCAGATAGCCAAATTTATATGGCAGAATAAATACCTGGAAAGGCTGGTCATAGGTGTACTCATTGACTTGCCTAAATAGCATTAGCCCTTCGGTGGTGATGCAGAAGAACTGATCCCACTTCTTGCGATTCATGTCTACATACTCCTCTGCCTTGGTGATGACAAAACTCTCATCCTCCCAAATTAAATCCTCTGATTCAATAATCTGTGGGTAAGGTCTTGACCAATCCAGAGTAGTAGTGCTTGCTGGGTCTTCAATGAAGTCCTCATAGTCTGGTAGTGTTAGCACTACCGCATTGGCATCCATTAGATAGGTCTTGAGAAACACATTAAAAAGCCATGTCTCAAGACTTCCAGTCTTTGGAAGCTCATCTTCGACATAATACTTTAGAGTGTTATTCTGCAAGCCTATGCGCTCTGCTATGCCTGTCTTTTGAAAGTCTGATTCAAAGCTAATCTTAAAGTCATCAGCCTGCTGAATCTTTTGCAGGAAGGTATAAACTCTTCCTGTGGCAGTGGTAGTAGGTGCTTGCCATCTGCGCCTTCTGTACTCCTTCATCCAAGGTTCTTCACTCGGATGCTGAGTGTGCAAGAGCTTTTCGGGATACTCGTTCTCGAAGTGATACTCCAATTCTTCGGCTTTTTCACGAGCATATTTAATATAGTCGTGCCTGCCTTCCCGGATTTCCCGATCGAGCAACTTAGATAGGAGCATCCCGATTAACTCTTCCATAATTATTTAATTAGCAATCTGAAACGGTTAATGTAACTGTCTGCTGACCGAACACACATCCGTATGCATTGGTAACAGTCACTACAAAGATATAAGTGCCAGCACTATTTGGTGTCCATGTAACCTCACCAGTTTCAGAATCTATAATGATACTATTATCATTTAATGGATCACTTTCACTGGTGGCCTCTATTGACCAAACTAAATCAGGCGCACCTGAGATAGCACCTACATTTAGAACAGCAGTCAAATAAGCTGTTTCACCACTGCCACCTACACAGCTACTCCACTCAAATCCACTATAAGGTGATGCAGCAGAGATGATGTAATACAAGCCAGTAAGGAAAGTGTCAGTATCAAATTCATAAGGCAGAGGATTGACCTTGCTCACCCAGTTTACTGTTACTTCAGCCATCTGGTAAGTGTTTAAGTCAGCAGTGATAATAGGATCACCGATAACAGTCACATAATATCCAGAAGCATCCCAGATGCGACCAGGAGTGAAGTAATAGAAATCAAAGTTCTGAGCAGAAGCAAGAATGTCATTATAGAACTGAATGTTGTTCTGAGTGACTTGCATGTCCTGATAGGTCAGTGTATGAGTCTTTGCAAGAGCTTTAGTGTTCTGCATACCTCTACCAGCAACAGTAGCTGTCTCAGGCTTTGGCTTTTCACCGGAAGTATTAAACACCAGATAAGCCTCGCCATTAAGGTAGCGGTCATAGAGCGCACCTATCCAAAGGTCAGCAGTTGATTTCTCCTGAGCAGTCAAAGCAGCAGACTTACGAACATAAGCCACCGCCACGATCTTATTCTGAAATTCAGGATCGCACAGATAATTCTGATAGCACCCTACATCGGGGCATGTTAATGAAAATATAGACATTGTTTTTTAGCAAGTTAAGCAACTTGAGTTCCTGGGCTGAAAGCCCTGAATGAGTGCCTGAAACTTCATTTGTGATAAAGTTTCAAATGAGCTTTGTGTAGTGTAATCCTGAGTGGTGGCTACCTCAATATCACCCTTAACAAAGATAGACTTCCCTTCCCAAACTAAGTTCGGATGCCGGGTGGCATCGGTCATCGCAAGCTGTGTGTCCAAGTCGAAGAAATCAGTATGCAAATCTAACGATAAATCCTGCTTGTTCTGTGGCCTTCTGTGAACGCCATTTGATTGCCTGTATAGGTTCTCCTCAATGACTGGTTTTTGCCCTCCACCGTTAAGTCCAATCCTTATCCGCTGCTTCCAGTTGTTAAAGTATTCGAATCCTTGTGCAACTGAATCTGATGCTGCCCAGAATTCAAGCATAGTGCTGAAGCAATCAGAGGCATCAATGTTTACTATGTTGCTGAGTGAATAAAGAGCAGTTTCTATGTCAGTAGGCACAAATGGGTCAGGACAGTCACAACTTGCATTGGTGCTTGTTTCAATAGTTGTCAATGTTCCTTCAAAAGCATAATCTGCACCTGCAAGAATCATGTTGAGATTCACTCCGCATGGTGTAGTAGTAGTGAGTGTCAGACTAAGGATTGTGCTTTCTGAGTCATAGACAGCAGTCATTCCAGGGATGCTATTGAAGAACAATAAGACCTCATCATAAATAAATGGATTGATATAGGCCGGAGTCTGGAATGTAAAAGCAGAAAAGATGGTAGTTCCATCGGTGATGTAGAGAGTGTAAAGTGGGTATTGCAGAGTAATTAT